AAATATCCTCGAATACATCTTGATGACGTTCTCCGCCACGACCGTGGCGGCCGCCTGACCCGTCTCCTTGCTGACCGAAACCAGGCATCCCGAACTCAGGATCCCCAGTGGCTGGCCCGCACCGGTGCCGTTGAAGATGGCGTCGTCGGTCAGAAAGCCGAACTCGGAGGCAAACCCGGAGCGGATCACACCTTCAAGGGCAGCCGCATCCAGCATCAGCTCGTCGGTCGCATAGCACAGGCCGATCAGCTTCTTGAGACTGAGTTCGATCTGGCGGAACTTGGGCTTGCTCTTGGTTTTCTCCTCGGCTTCGCTGGCCCAATAGCCGACGATCCCGCCCCAGCGGGTCGATGCCCGGCTGGTCTCGTCCACGCCGTTGATTTTGATGCCGTTGGAGTTGCCCGAAATCGGGATGCGCCGGCAGCGGCTGGCCAGTATCCCGGTCTCAAACACATCCTGCAGCAGCACGGTGGCGAAATCCTGCTGCACCAAAAACCCGCCGTCGCTCGGAACGGTCTCGTTCAACCCGGAGGCCGCCGCGGCAATAAAAAGCCTCGGATCGACAGACCCGCCCGGTGTCCCGGCACGCATGATAGCGGCCAGCTGCTGGCCGAGGGATCCGAAACGTTCGCGGTTGTCGGGTGCAGGAGCGGTTGCCTGCGGTCCGGGGCGGGTGGCCGGCTGGTTGGCCGGGCCGGCGAGCTGCCGGGCGATCCGGTCTTGGCGCTCCATGTTGGCAACGATTTTCTGCAGGTCCTCGACCGTATCGAGAATTTCGTTTTTTAAGCTCAACTCCTGCTCGGATGGGTCGCGGTTTTCGTTGGTGATTTTCGCATCGATATCTGCGGCCTTCTTCATGAGGGCCTTGATATCGTCTCGATATTGTCCGATTGTTTTCATGATGCTGTTTCTCCTTCGAGTGGTTAGTTTGCGGGTGCCGTTACTTCGGCCCGCGTTAACAGATCGACAACCCGATCCTTTTTCGGTGCCGTCGAGTCAACGTCCCGTTGATCGGCAGTAGCCGGCGGTGGATCTGCGGACAGCTCATCGTCCCGATGATCATCCTTGAATCCTTCCGCAAGGATCTTTTTTGCCTCTTTATTAGTAAGCCCAGCGTCCCGCAGGGCTTTCTCGAGCGTACGTTTGGATAAATTTTTATTGCGCTGCTTGACCGCTTCCGGAGTTTTAGCAAAAATGGAGAGGTCATAGCTTCCATCGACCGGTTCGCCATCATAAATCCGGTCGGCAAATTTATTTTCAAGTGCTTCCTGGGCTGTAAACCAGGTTTCGGCAGCCATCCATTCGAGCACCTTTTCCTTGCTGTTACCGCTCTTTTTCATATAATCAGCGGCGATGGACTCGTTGATTTTGCCATGCAGATCTTTCTCTTTGCCGAGATCATCGATCAGCTTCTGCAGATCATCGGCATTGAAATATCCCAGGATATCGATAAAACTCATGGCGTTATGGATCATAATGAAACCGCCGTTGACGATCTCGATCTCATCCGCTCCCATAACTAAAAAAGATGCAGCCGACGCTGCGATCCCATCTATATGGGCAATCACCTTGGCTTTATGCTGCATGATCGCCGTTTTTATCGCCCGGGCGGCGAACACATCCCCTCCGGAGGAATCGACCCGCAGATGAATCGTACCGGCATCGATCGTGTTGAACTCCTTGATAAATTCAAGCTGATCGACACCGAACCACCCGCCGATATCACCGTAGAGATATACCGTCGCTTCGGTGGCTTTGTTTTGGATTTCGTGACGATTGGCACGGATTGCGGAAGTCTTTCTAACGGTCAGCATTTTTCTCCCCCCCGTTGTTTGTTCAATTCAATTAGTTTGGTGTTGCCTGGCTCGATCTTTGGCAATATCGGAGCTACAACCGTCTTCGGCTCTTCTTTCGCCTTCCCGACATTTTCCAGCGTGGTCATGTTCAGCGGCACCAGATGGATATCACCGCCGGGGATCGGGTCCATGTCTTCCTTCTCGCGGATCTCGTTGATCGACATGGCGCCGATATTGAACATCTCGCGATAATAGGCCCCGCGTGCAGCGGAGTCGGCCCGCAGCAGCCCCTCGAGGTTATGCTTATAATAAAGCCGCCCGCGGCCCGATAGTTGCCGGTCGCTTTCGGTCAGAAGCTGATAATCGTAGTTCTGCTCAAGGCGGATTACCCACGGCAGGATCGAGTCGGTAACAAACGAAATCTGCTCGCTCTCGATGTTGGAAAAACTGGATTTGGTCAGATCTTTGAGTTTGTGGGGCGGCAGATTGAACCAGCGCGCAATTTCGGGAATGTTGAACTGGCGGCTCTCCAGGAATTGCGAATCCTTCGGATCGATCACGATCTTCTGGAACTTCATGCCCTCTTCCAGCAGCATCAGGCGGTGCGAGTTGCCCAGGCCGCTGTAGACATCCGAGAGGGATTTTTTAAGATTGGCATGCGCTTCTGGTGATAGATTGGTCGGATGCTCGACGATCACACTTGGATGGGTGCCCTCGCCAAAAAAGCGGCTGCCGAATGTCTCCATGGCCATGCCCAACCCGATGGATCTGCGCGCCATGGCCACCACTGAGTAGCCTAAGAATCCGTCAAACCCGAGCCCCGGGATATGCAGCACCTGCTCTCTCGGCAGATAGATATCCTCACCGGCCGGCATCTGGATGCGGTATAGCAGATTGCCCGCGATTATTCGCGGCGTTACCCGATTCGGTATGATCGGCCAGAGCGCCTGCAGCTCGCCGTAGCCGTTGCGCACGATCTCGGCATAGCCGTTGCCCCAGGCCAGGATATGGGCCATCAGGCATTCACGGAGGCCCATGGCGGTCATATAGGGATTAGCCACGTCGTGCATCACGCGGTACATGATGCGGTCATCGGCGATGCGCTTGGTCTTGTCTTTTCTCTGCATCAGGTGCAGCGGCAGCGCTCCGATGGTGCCGGAGATCAATGATATGGCATTATAGACGGCGGAGTAGGTGAGGGCGGTTTGTTCGGTGACGGTTTCGCCGGATACAGATTGCGCTCCGTAGAGATTCCAAAGCGAGGGGTTCCAGGCTTTTTCATTGGATAATGAGAGATTGCGGAAAAATCTTTTGATCTTGCCGAAAAAAAACAATGGAGCCTCCAGGGTTTAGGCTCCATTGTCCTACGGAAAAATCGATTATCGCAAACACGATTGACTAAGTTTGACTAAATTTGCAAATCTTTTTTTAACAAAACGGTTCTATTTTGCAACTTTTTATATATTTGTCGAGCGCTATCCGTGAAATTTTGATCGACCCACCGATTTTGGCGGCTTCCAGTTTGCCGTATTCAATCAGACGCCGCACGGTTGACGGAGACACATCCAGCTCGTAGGCGGCCTCCATTATCCCGAGCCTTGGTTTTTTGGGAAGATCGGTACCAATTTCCATCTCATACTCCATTTTGTTTTGGTTGGTTTCCCATCGGCAAAACCAGCTTGCACTTTCGGCACAACAGCACCGGCAGCTGCGCCATCATCTCCTGGCCCGTCGGAGATACCAGTGCCGAAATGGTGTAAACCGTTATGGCCTGTATGAAATACTTGCACCCGCACATGCAGGCTTTCTGTGTCGCCTTGGATAGATCCACCCGCACCTGTGTCCCGATCGGCGGTGGCATCGCCGGCCCCCAGCCGCCTTGCTTCGGTATTCCGTTTTGCATTGTAAGACCTCCTTGGTTATTCGATTGCCTAAAATGCTCTATTTCACGCCGGTAAAAGCATGTCTTTCGTAGCGTTACCTATCTCGCAACCATAGCACGTTTCAAAATTATTATTTTCACCAGAGTAATCAAGACATTCGGCACGAGTTATTAGAGCGTCTCGCATCGGGCATTTTACCTTATCAATTTCAGGATCGCCTAATCCAAGATCAATAGCAGTTGTATCATCCATGATATTCATACGCTTAAGGCTAGCCATGGCCCGTCTGTTTTTAGCGACAATGCCAAAAGCAGATACAACGACATTGATGAGTTTGATTTGTCCTTCAAACTCGCGCTGTGCCGCAGTTATTTCATCAATCTTGAAATTTCCGCTCATAATTTTTTTCAACCGTGAATTGCTTTCTTTGAACATCGTAACAATCTGATTCATTTTTAATCCTTTCTCTAAGTTGTTTAAGGGTTCGTTTCATAATTATACGTTGCCGTGTCAATTCAATAACCATTTTAGTGATGGGCTCTCGGCGTTTTTTTAAATCACTTTTAATATAACTATCTGTGATTAATCGCCGATTTCTTTTATTTTCACATACCTTACATAATTTGTTTCTTTTGAATGTGATACATCTTGGATAAGCTAGATGTTCTTTCCCACATTTAGGGCAATGTCTTATTATGGGATGACCCAGAATTTTTAGTTTTATACATTCTTTTGAGCAACATTTAGCTGATATGGATTTTGTCATGAATTTTTTACCACAGACAATGCATATCCTTTCGTACTTCTCTCTTCTTACATATTGATATCTGCATTTATCACTGCAATATTTTTTACGCTCAAAGCTTGTTCCACGTTTATCATTAACTATCTTGAATTCTTTACCGCAAATTTTACATTTTTTTATAACAGACCTTATCGGATGTCTCTTTCGATAATATTGAGATTGATTCAATTTTTGATAAATAGACTTGCACTTTTTGCAATAAGAACTTGTACCACTTCTTCTGCTTTTATAAAAATCAGTTAATTGCTTATTTTCCCCGCACTTAGGACAACGTTTGGTTATTCCGAAGTTCTTTGTATTCTTGGCCGATTCATTTAAGATATCACTTCCTCTTTGGTCTTCTCGACTTTTGTTTTGATTGCCACCATTTTTTGGTCTTTGAATCCGTTCCGGATCGTAATCCGTCCATAGCATGTCATGAAGTTCAGAAAACTTTTTATTCATTCCAGTAGTTCCTTGTATACTTGACCAATCTTTTAAAACCCCATTCTTGCCTTGATCTCATCGACCGTCATGCCTTCGTAAATCGATTTTTCCCCGGCCTCCTCCAGGATCCCGCAGGCCATCGCCGCCGCCACTACGCCATCAATCCGGCCGATGCTGCGGCTCTTGTCGTACTTTTTGTTCTCGGCCGCATCCTGCACCGCCACCACATTGGATGCGCACCAGGTCAGGCATGGGTTGCCGTCATGCCGCAGCGTTCCCTGGATCAGTTTCGTTTCAAAAATCTTGATCGCCGGTGACATACTTTGATAGCCCTGCCCGAAATCGACCATCTCCGGCAGCGCGATGCCCAGGCGCAGCAGGTCTTTCTGGAAATCCTTCATCTTCCAGCGGTCGAAAGCGATCTTCTGGCAGGTGAAATCAGCCAGGATACTGACCAGATCCGTAATAACGAACTCGTACTCGACCGTCTTGCGGTCGATGGCCCGGATGTAGCCGCCGTCCCGCCAGGCAATATAAGGCACGTGATCCTGCTCGCCCTTGAGTCGCAGCCCGATCCCGGGGATCCAGAACCAGACCTTGAGCCGCCAGAGCGGATCCTCATCGGTCGGCTGGAACATCAGTGCAAACGCGGTCAAATCCTGCGTGGCTGATAGGTCCAGCCCGCCCCAGCACTTGCGCCCGCGCAAAAGCTCCAGCGGATAATCCTTGTCCTGGCAGGCCATCCATGCCTCGCGGGAGATGGCCGGGTTCTCGGCCTCGGTCCAGATGCAAAAGCACAGCCGCCGCACGGTGGCCATCTTGGAGGGCAGCCCGCGCGCCTCGCGGATCTGGCCTCTTATATAATCATAGCCCGGCAGTCCGGCATCGAGCGACGGGTTTACTTTCGGCCAGAGGCTTTCGTCATCGAGATAGCGATCGTCTTTCAGATCGATCTCGTCCAGGGCGCAGATATAGGAGAAAAATTCGTCATTTTCGAGCTGCCCCAGAGCCACCTTGGTGCCTAGGTCATGGTATTCCCAGCACACCGAGGCTTTGTCGTGGCCGGCATTGGTGATCATGAAAGACAGCGGCTGCCGGCGGGATTTAAACCCGGCCCGCAAGGTTTCGATTACCGTTCCATCCGGGTGCTCGTGGATCTCATCCAGCAGGACAATATGCGGCAGTGGCCCGGATTGTTTCTTCTCGGCCGACACCACCCTGAAAAACGACCCGCTTTCAAGATGCGCCAGATTCCATCTCATCGCCCCCACCCCGGAGGGAATGATGCGCATCTCCAATTGCGGCGACTGGTCCACCATGGCGCAGGCGTCCCGGAAAAGCACCATGGCCTGGTCGCGGGTCGTAGCGGCGGCATAGATCTGGGCTCTGGGCTCCCGGTCGGCGACCAGTCCCTTGATGCCGATCCCGGCGGCCAGCGGCGATTTGCCCGAACCTTTGGGCGTCTCGACGTAGGCCACCCGGAAGCGCCGCATACCGTCGGCTTTGCGCTTCCAGCCGAAAAGGGATCCGATGATAAAGGCCTCCCACGGCAAAAGAATAAATGGAAGACCCTCGTATTCACCGCCGGACAGAAATAGCACCTCCTCGAAAAAGGCGATGGCCTCGGTGGCCTCGTGCTCGTCATAATAATATTCCCAGTCATTTTGCAGGTCATCCAGATGCCGGCGGCAGGCGCCCTTTACAAACGGCCCGGCCGCAATCTCATTTGAAGACACGGCCAAGGCATAGGCTGTCGCCCGGTCCGAATCGGTACTCATTTAAAAAACCTCTCCAATTGTTTTCCGCCGTTATCGGCTTTCTTTTTAGCCACGCTCACCCGCCCGCGGCTGCTCGGGCTCATCCCCATTTCGGTCAGGGCCTTCATCATCTTCGAATTGGCGATATCCATACGTTTGCAGACAGGATTGATCATCGGCACCCCGCCGCTGCGAATCACGGTGCCATCCGGTTTTTCAACCACTCGTTCCTTTGACCGGATTACGGTGCCGACTTTTTTCACGATTTTATGCGCCTGCAGCCACTCCGACCAGGCCTGGCAGTAAGACGCGAACACAGCCCGGTCGATCGTGGTAAGAATCCCCAGATCATCAAGCTCCCTGGCCATCCGGCGCCATTCGCGCTTAGCCTCCGGGTCGAGGTGCGGCGGGCATTTCGGGATTTTCGCAGTTGGTTTGGGCTCATCCGGCGGCGGCGGCCGGTGCCCGGGGTTGCCGGTTACGAGCTTGATCTGGGTGGGTTTTGGTTTTCTCCCGCGCATCAGCTATTTTCCCCTTGCATTCCACGGATGCCCGCTGTCGATCGGCATGCCATCGATATCGGCGGCTGCACTGTATCCATGTGTCTCCTGCAGTCGCTTGATCCCCGAGTGGCACGATGCGCACAGTGATTGCCAATTGCTAGGATCCCAGAATAATTTGTGGTCGCCCTTGTGCTCGACGATATGATCCACCACCGTCGCCACGGTATCCCGCCCCTGTCTTTCGCACATGATACACAGCGGATGCTCGCGCAGGTGCCGCTGTCTGGCCTTGCGCCACTGCACCGAATCGTACATGCGACGTTCTTTATTTTGCATTTGGATATTCCTCCCAGGTCCGGCCGTCTAAAATCCGGCCGGCTGCTTTTTTGCCAACCTGATATGCCCAATAATCTTCATTCCAACAATAAGTTTTTACAAATGGAATATTTATCCATTGGATGGGTGTCTCTTCATTTGGAGGATAGGATTTGTTTTTTGTTATCCATTCTCCCCAAGACTTAAAGAAAAAAGGCGTACCTGATTCCTGGCATTGGTTCCGCAAAGATCGCACCCAATCCGGATGCATCGGCCGTGCTCCCGGACCGGTCTCCCCGCCGCAAATAACCCAATCAATGTTAGGTAATAACTCCATCATTGGTGGATCTCCCGTCGGATTTTTAAATATTGGCCGCAATCCGGCTTTGATCAAGTCAATAGGCCCAAGCATCGGTTCAACTGATACAAACCGAACGATAGCTGGGATTTGTAGCAGAATCGGTATCCGTTCATCGGCTCGCTGTTGGTTTTCAGCGGTAACGCCAAGCCAAACATTATCGCAATCACCAATCCAATAACTCATAACATTTTGTGGTCGCTTGGTCAGAAATATGAAATTTATATTGGGGTGATTCTCGATTACTTTATAAACTTCCTCACGCATTTCGCGTGTTACTGCATCATGGAAGAAATCGCCCATTGAACAAACAAAGACGCGCTTGCCAGGTCTAAAAATATTAATACCAATTTTCCCGGGGTGAAATGTTCCTGGTCTAAACGGATCGTTTTTCGGATAGCCATAGCGTCCCTTTAACCGGTCCGCCATCCGCCTGGCATAGCAGTTTTCACAGCCCTCGCTGACCGGGCTGCATCCGGTGATCGG